CATACTTTCCGAAACCACAAAAGAAGAGATTTTATTCGCAATAATCGCTGTAAAATTTACACCTTCACAATCTTCATAATTCGTCGTATAGGTTGCATTTTTTTGGCTTTCATTGCTTGTTATCAACGAACTAACGCCGAAAATCCTCTTTGCCCATTCAACAATGGTTCCCCAAATGTTCATAATCACTCCGCTAATTGCCGAATATAATATTCCCAGCTGTATTCAAAAGCATCTAAACTGTCGATATCACTTGTCCCGTCATCCAAACGAACGTCATCCTGTTTCTTATCGTCCCATCTGGCTTCCATCAATGCAACCTCTAAAGAATCACACTGCCCTGCAACGAGCTGAAACCGATTGGTCGCCATCATCAAAGATGTTGCCCGGATCCGATCTACAATCGGATTCTTGAGCGAGTTGTAAACTGCATAGTGAGCCCGATTCCGAATTGAATTAATAATGGTTTGCTCTGCGCTATCACAATATATCCCATCAACATAACCATAGTCAGTCTTGATCCCATCCGCAAACTTTATCAATGCCGCGATAAGCTCATCTGTATCAATACCTTTAGCATCCAAACGCTGAGACCGTAACACAATCAGTTTCCAGTCTCGGGTAATGCCGGATGCCACAAAAGCATGGCCAGATTTGTTTCCACCAAAGTCTACTCCAATGTGGATATAGCGCAGCATAGCAGGTAAAACTTTTTGCTCAGTATAATAGGCGCTGGGTTTGTCAGCGAAACTTTGGTAGATCAACCCTTCCGCAGTACAACGCAATCCTAAAATGTCTCTGCGGTACCAGACAGAATTGATGTCATATTGCGCCTTGATTGCTTCTTGCCTTTCCGGGGAAATACTTAGATTGTCATCCATTGTAAAATGCTGATACTGATATCCTGCCAGCTTTTCACTTCGATACCGGTCAATATAATTTTCATAAATCGGATGCTGCGGATTACATGGATTCAAATCCCACAAGGTCATTGGTTTGAGCGCAGCTGCCTGCCGGCCCATTGCCACTTTTACAAAACTGGTGCGGCTATCTGTACTATCAAAATGTTCATTAATTTCGGTGGCAATCCATAATCCATAAGAATTCCCTAAAATACGCTTATAACTATCAGCCTTCCCTCCGCCTGCGAAAACTACAACCTTATCACCAGTTTGCGTTTTGATAAAAAGTGCTTCATTATCGCGAAACTTTCCCCACTTACAACGACCACGGAAAAGGTTCTCAAGCCCGAAACCATTACAGACTCCAATATTCAGTTTTGCATTACCAATCGTAGATCCGCTTGCTAAATGAATTTTATCCGGGCAACCCTCAAGATACAGCGCGGCAATTATGCAATGATTTATAGTTTTGCCGCTCCGTATCGCGCCCTCGGCAACACTGATCCGGCTGTCAATTCCACCAAGGATATAATCCCGGTGCTTTTGGGATAATGGAGCAAATGGAATCGTTCGTTCAACCAGCATCAGAAGTTTCCTCCGAATTTGAAACATTAAGCAATTCTGCAATAATCGTCAAGTCCTCAACAGAACTTGGTTCGTTTTCAACCTGATCAAAACCAAGAATCTTCGCCATAACCTCAAGCGCCCTGATTTTATCTCGCGGAATAATCTTTTTGCTTGTCTGCGCAAATCCAACCGCTTTGAGCTCTGCAATAATTTCATCCCTAGTGATTGCGCTATTAGCTGCTGCTTGTTTCCGCAATTCCTCAATACGTGCAGCAATCTGAGGTTTCTTCGCAAAATTGCTTGCCCGAGAATCAACGGTTGTATCTTTCCAAGACTTTGCTCGCGGGTAAGCTGTAATGTAAGCCCGTTTAAGAGGTGCACCTTTAACAACTTCCTGGCAAAACAATTCTTGTCGGTCATTAAGCATTGTTTATTTCACTCCACCGGTTCAATCAGTTTCCCATCTACATCCCGTTCAGCAATCCACCCTTTCAACCAGACTTCGCGCCATGGAAGACCACTTTCGGTGGCAATCTCTCCCGTAAGGTCAAATTCTTCGCCACCGGTGGCAAATCGGATAAACGTTCCGCTCATTCCAGGTTGAGCACGCAACCGAACCAGCGGCGCAACTACTCGAACACGCTTAACATCTGCACTGATCGGTTTTTCTGTAGTCGGCATATCTTCCGAAAAAAAAGGAGCTGGATCAAACGGGACCTGGTCCAGTCGTCTTGTCTCAAAATGAAGATGCGTCCCTTCCGGACCAGCTGGCCGGACGTTCCCGGAATAACCCATCGTCCCGAGTATCTCGCCGCAGCACACAGTTTGACCCTCTTTGTGCACAGGCTGGCCAAGCAAATGCGCATACAAGCTATAAAAATCTGCGTGGCGGAGCTTGATAAAATGGCCATAACCAGAAGGATCGAAACCAATCTTATCCACTATCCCATCCGCACAAGCGTAAATATTTCTGTCATTACTATAGAAATCAATCCCGCCATTATAAGCAATGCCAGGATGTTCCTTCGCATATTGAATATGTTCTGCAAACGTCTGGGTAACAATTCCATTACGAATTGGATATCTTATCTTTTCCATCTCGTTTTCTCCTCGTAATACTTTTGCTCATCTCGCTCTTCCGCATCAATAATTCGCATCCTAAGTAACACAATTGCTGAAACAGATATGATAAAAATCACTATAGCGATTATGACAATTAGCACGAGTTCTTCCCTTCCAAGTGACGGATCCTTTCGGTCAAATCGCTGACCTGCTTTTGAAGAACAGAGATTTGAATATCTTTTTGCTTAATTTCTTCCTGCAAACGCACGATCGTCTCGTCTTTTGTATTCATATCTTTGTTCATAGCCGCTAATCGTGCCTCCAATGATTTGATCTTTTCTTCTTGTTTCGAAACTTTTTCCGACAAATAGCTGATCTGTTTTTCCGAAACCATCGCCATTGTCTGAGCTGCTGAAACCATCTGCTGCGCTGACGAAGCAATCGATTCTACAGTCATCTTTTGCGTTTCCGCTCCTGTTTTTCCCCGATTTGCAATCGCATTAATAATTGCTACGATTGCCCCGCCCCCAAATGCCGCACTAATAATCTCTACAAGATTCATAAACCCTCGGCTATTCGGCTATTTTATTGCTGTTAAACTCCTGATAAACAGCTGCTTCAATTGCAGCATAAATCAGATCGGGATCCAAGTTTAGACCATTCGCTTTCAGCCAGTTCCTTGCAATTCCAAAGGCATATTCTCGCTTATCATCAATCAATTCAGCGGCTCCGGCCTGTTCTGCGGCTACCACTGCAAGATTAGCAGCCTGCTCTAAATAATCTGTCATTTTAGGGTTGATTGCTTTTGCTTTTTCCCACACTTCGCGTGCTTTTGCAACCAAAAAACTTACGATCGACACTACAACAATCGGTAATGTAAATTCCAATACCTTCTGCAAAATTGTCGAGATGATAACATTCCACTCCATGATTTATCCTCTGCTTTCTCGAAACCAAAACAAAAAAAGGCGAAACCAATATTCCCGCTTTCACGGTTCAATCAGCTTCGCCTTTCTGAGGGCCCGAAGTAATAAATTTTTCTATTGAAAATTATAACATTAATTCAATACTTCTTACCACAACAAACAGTAGACAATCCTCAAATACAAATCCTAATCTTTGCCTCATACAATCCGCCATCTATCCCAACGGATTGATTGTTCTTCCGGGAAACAAATCCTCGAATACATCAATCGACCCCCGAAAATCAATAAACCGTACTTCACCATTCTTCACCACAAGAATGATTTCACCGTACTTGCGTTCTGATCGATTTATCTTCTCTAATATCCGATCAACTTCTTTGATATCTTTTTCTTCCATATTCCTCCGCTTAAATAATCAAAGCATTTGCTGAAGCCGGACCAAAGCTTCAGAATTTGTTATCCCATTCATCTTCGCAAATAAATTAATCACATCCAACGGCTTGCTCCCATAACAACCTGCACGGCAAGAGCAAACCTGATTGAAAACATCAATTGACATTGAAGGATTCTGATCATTATGTAACGGGCAACGGGCAATAAACCACCTTCCAGCACCATGATCCGTCGACTTCCGATCTGGAAAGAAATCTTCAATTCGAAACCGCATCCGAATATCAGAAATCAAACTATCACTTTTCCGCTTGCTGAAATCAAAATTTTCGATAGCATCAAACGGATCCGGCAAATCAACACTTCCAAAACCACCTGACACGCAAGCAGAACTACTCTTTGACGATTTAACATCAATTCGATCAATTAGCCATTCTTCCGGTAAAACGCATTCTAGGCTTTCTACGTGCACCGGAAGGACATCATGCTCAATCTCATAAGGGACACCAGAAGGATGAATGCTTGGAGGCGCTAATACATATTTCCTATCCGCTAATATATCCACACCAGGTAATTTCATGTTTTCTGCTTTTTGCTCAGTATACAGATACACATGAGCACCACGCGCCGAATGGACAATCCTCGTTGATTTCATTACCCGCAGGGCATCGCCACCATTCGCCTCACACCAATTCTTCCAGGCCAAATACTGAGCAAAAACATCAAAATCAATCACAACTAGATTCTTCCATCCGGTTATAACGCCAATATTGTGCAAATTGCCATAAAACCACTCGTTTATTTCTGCTCCATTTGGCAATTGCTCAGTATATTTTAGCCATTCTACTTCAGGCTTTTTTCCTAAAAACATAATCGGAATAACGGCTATTCCTTGTGATAGCCAAAATCCGGCTGTTTGAAGTAATCTTTTGTTATCCATTTTCTTGCCTATTCTTGTAAGTTTCTTGTAAGTTTTGTCTCACTTTTTGATCAAAAAGTAGCAGAGTAGAAGAGGTTGAAGACATTTCTATTAAACTTATTTTTTGTTTTCTAATATGTTAATAATCCTCTTCTACTCCTCTACCTCTTCTACTTTTAAGAGAAATAAGAGTAAATATTAAGGAAATAAGGTAGAAGAGGTAGAAGTGGTAGAAGAGTTTTCATAATTATGTCGGAAAAGGTGGCATCAAAACACCCATTTTTGCTTGAATGCCAGAATAACCACGAACTACTTTATTACCTGAAAATTTTTTTTGACACTTTTCACATTCAAGCTTTTTTAGTGTGCTCGCCATTTTATTGCCATAAAGTTCCAGATGGTTCCATAGTTCCGCATAGTTTCCATTAACTTTTTTTTCGTTTTTTACTTTTCCCATATATCCTCTGGAACTCTGGAACTCTGGAACTTATTAAGATATATAAGAGTAAATAGTAGATAAAATTGGTTCCAGACGTTCCAGACGTTCCAGACATAAAGTCGTTTTATGGTAAAGATGGCATCAAAACTCCGCTTTTAACTCGAATTCCATAATAAATCCATGCAGTAGTATTTCCAGAAAATTTCTTTTTCGTTCTCTCGCAACCAAGTTTTTTGAGTACACTTGCCATTTTCTGAGGTGAATAATCTCTGCCTTGTAAATTTCCATAGTCTTTATCTATAAGCACTGTTCGAATTTGAAATGATGTGCAAAAATTAACTGTATCTGTTGGATCAATAATAAAAAACTGTTTTATTGCATCTTCTATTGGATTTGGCATCTGATATTGATCATTTATTTCTCGTGTTTTCTTCTCGTCTTTTTTTGAAAGATCACTTCGTTGCCCGGCTTTGTAGCGCATCACAGCCTCAGCCCAACATTGATTGATATCAACCTTTGTATAATCGAAATCAATTGCAGTGATATGGCTTACGCGGAATCGTGTAGAACCAGAATCGTCGTTAAGAAATCCCCCCATGTTATTTACTGTTCCAATAAATGATGTGATGGAAGTCTTTTCCATTGGATGCCTGCCATATGGTGCGCGAGCTGTAACATAAATGCGAGAAAGAAAATCTTTTAGTGCTCCAACGGCCGCTTTGCTAGTCGTATTTTCGAGTTCTGATATTTCCCAGATAAATTTTCGAGTCAAATCAATTTCATGGTCATTGTTATCCGGTTTAATCGCGCCTTCTTTGATATATCGCGAATCCCAACACAGGTTATGAACGAAGGTGCTTTTCCCAATCATTTGAGCACCATCCATTACCAAGACTGGGTTGCGAATACCACCGTCAAAAAGTTTAGCAACGGCGCCTACCATCCATTTTTCAAGATAAAGCGGGAACATACCGTAAGAATCTGTGACATAAGAGGCTAATTGCGCAATATGCGGTTTCCCGTCCCATTGCAAACGGTTTAAGTGGTCTTTTATAGGATGATATTTATTGTTTTCTGCAATTACCCGAATAACTTCACTCATGTTATTCTTTGATAAACCATTGCTCAGTGCGAGCTGGCGGATGGCGAATTCCACGCCGTCAGTCATTTTTTCGAACACCCTTGTTTTGGGGTCAAGACACTCAATGGCATCAGTCAATTCATTCAAGCGAAAATCGTATCCGTTGTCTTTTATACATCTCTCATAATCGCTTGGTAATTTAGGGTTGTAAAGAACTGCCATCTGTTTCCCCTTTCTTTACAGCAGATAAATAATCTCTGTGAGTTTTTGTTCAAATTGGTAACTCACAGAGATCTATTTTTGTATTCTTGAGCGAATGCGCTTAACCACCTAACAAATATTGCATTTTTTCTGCAATAAGTGCGCTTTCTGCTGTAATCTGTTTGCCGCCGGAAATTTTCGCAAGTTCATTCATAAATCGGATCGCTTCAATATCATGTTCATTTCCGACAAAAATCACATCGATCTTATTTTTGAATGTTTTTGCGACATCAAGCGCGAGCTTCTCATTGGAAGGCCAACCGTCACTGATAAGAATAAATTTCATATCCGGTATATTGTCTGCGATTTTAACGAATTTCAAAGCTTTATCAAGTTCCGTATTTCCATATGGTGTTCGTGGAATTCCGGTTGGTTCAAATTGCGGGTTATCTGAGAAGCTGATTACTGCAATTTTTCCCGGCATTGAGCCCTGTAAATCTCTTAGCGCTTCACAGGCATATTCATAACGGGTTTTATTTGTATTTGCTCGATCAATTTCATGCATGCTTCCTGAAATATCCACGATAACGATGCAATCGCAGCTGAGAAACGTCTCAGCAATACTTTGATTATTTTTCGTTGCAATGTCGGCAATTGAGCCGGTAACAATTTGTGTTTTCATATTGAATAATCCTTTTTGTCAGAACGGCAATATTGAATACCAATTTTTGCAAGCAGTTCAAGGCTTGACTTCCGCCCCATGTTCCTTGTGTTTTCCTCAAGGATACTGAGCAAGCTATTGACTGTTTTTTTCGTCTATTCGTCCAGGCTAGCGTACGCTTTCTCATAGCATTCTGCTTGCTCTGCCATAGTTAACTCGTTTATGTTGTGTATTAGATCTTCTGTTTGCAAATTCATATCCACTCCAATCGTGGTGTTTCTTCGCCAATTACCCAACTGCTGACTAATGTCTGGCCAAATTCATTTGTGATGTCAGCCCAATGTAAGATTTTTTTTATGAATTTTCGATCAAGGACCTCTTGATAACGAGCCATAATAAGTCCGTTGAGCAATGGCGCTCTGTAACCATATTTTTCAAAATTTTCGTTGAAAGAATTTATATTTAACTTTTCTTTTTTGATCGTTGCTTCAAGCATCAGCCCGGCATCATATCTTGCCTTACTTCGTGGATCCCGTAAAATATCATAAGCTTCTTGAATTTTGCGAAATACAGCCGTTGAATTATATTCATGGTTTAAATCAGGATGCCATTGTTTTGCCATTCTCCTGAAACCACCTCGGATCTCTTCTTCGGTTGCATCTTGTCGGACACCTAAAATAGTGTAGTAGGATCCACGCGGTATTTCAGGACCATCATGGAACCAATCTCTCAATGCTGTTTCCGGAATAATAAGATTCCATGCTCCATCAACCCAACCAAATGCGGTACTTTCACCATCCGAGCGTGTTTTGCAAGTACCAATATATAAAACCTTGAAGATGCCGGTTTGCTCAGTATCAATGGCGGTTGACGACGGCAATGCGATTTTTGTAGCGAAATATTTTTCTATCAATTCGCTTGCCACCGCCCCATACTGAGAGGACACAATCCACTTTTTTAATGACGGATCATAACGCCGGTGGGATGCCGGGATCATAGTCTTTAAGTCAGTTACAAAACCGGCATCATAACCTGTTGTAAGTTCATAGCATCCGTTTTTCTCAGTGATTTTTGGGGTTATGTATTGTGTGTATCTCATTTTAGAGCGTTGCCCCTTTGCAGATTTTCCAAAAATCACAATAAGCAGGGCTACATTTCCATCCATCTGTGATCGGAATAAAAATACCGGCTTGAATACCGCGCCAAACGGATTCGATAATATCAAATAGGAAGAACAGTTCAGTTGGTTTATGCTGGTGCTCGATCCTCTGGAATTGTGGCTCTTTCGTTTTGACAAATATAATATGCTCAAACTTCCAGTTGATCTTTTCGCCCGCTTGTTGGAGTGCTGCCAAATAAAATAGGCTTTGCAGACTGTTTTGCGCTTGATCATCTGTCCATTTTCGAGCTGCTGTTTTGAAATCAGCCGGTGTGCCGTCTTCAAGCACAATATCGATAAAGCCAATTATTGGCACCGGTACATTTGGAACGCTCAGTGTTACCTTTTTTTCAAGCATATGCCCGGCTTCGTCAATCTTCGGGCGAATGGTTTTGATACCATCGAGGATCGTTTTTGATTGGAATAGCCTAACTCCATCCGCAAGAACTGATTTCGGTGTTTCTCCTTGCCAATTTATAGCATCGCCATTGCGCTCCAATTGCGCTGAAAACGATTTCTCGAATGCTTTATCCGGCTTTTGCTCTTCGGTACTGAGCAGTTTTTCAACTGTGTCATGAAATGCTGATCCGAGGATTAAGTTTGGTGTTGTTTGTGTTGGCACATTATCGATGTATTTATATCTCCAGCTCCGGCCGCAAAGGAGATAAGAACTGATGGAACTGTAGGATAGGTGTGTTATTTCAGACATTGTTCAACCTCGCGAAGTTTCCATAATGTTTTCTTGCAGCTACATCACGAGCACGGGCAGCTTCAATCTCTGTCAAAAAATATCCAACAGTATGTTGTTTCTTCCCGAGTTTGATATATGCCTTCCATCGCTTTACCCGTTTAGAGGCATTTGTGAAGTAAGTGACGCCTATATAGTTACTACTTGTGTTAGCTCTCTTATCTCTATTTCGTAGGTTTTCAGAATTGGTAGCGATCCGTAAATTTTCCCGTCTATTATCGAGACGGTTTCTATTAATATGGTCTGTGTATTCACCATGTAATAGTTTTCTTCCAAGTATTCTTTCTAAAATAATTCGATGCTGATAAGTAAAGATTCTATTAATTCTTGTGGCTGGGTATCCTTGGGTTTTCCACCAGCGGTATTTGAGTAAATCAGAATCTTGGTCACTGACTAATGCGCTTGTACCATCTTTAAAAGAGATTTTAATCATGCCGCACCTGACCTGCGGTCAATTTTTCCGCAATTGCTTTTAACTCATCTGCATTTTTCGGAAGTGGGTTTCCTTCGCAGGCAGCAACAATTTGCTCCGGAGTATAAGTCTTCAGCAATGTCTCCATGGTGATGATTTCTTCTTTAGGTGTTTCAATCGTTTTTACTTCTTGTACCGGAGCAGCATCAATCATCACGACATTGGCCGATTCATCAATTTCGCTGATTTCCGGTCCATTATAGATTTCTGGCTCAATCAAAAATCGCGTCAATCCGCCGGTCAAATCAGGGCAAACTACATCTGCGGCAAATCCGACAGCTCGCCATTTGCACATGTTTTCAGGATACTTTGCCCATCCGCTATCAGCTTTAATCAGCCCGGCGCTTTTTGCGTCCTCAAGTGTGAATTTTTCTGTGTGCGGCGCATAACCCTTTCGTTTAATCATGCACTCGCAGCCAACATATTTGCCGGATTGATCGTAGAGCTGATTGATTTTTATATCTTCGATAATCTCAGGGTGCGCTCTCATGATCGCCATAGCACCTTTGGGAGATAACCCTACATTGCCTTGGATTACCTGCACCATCTCAAATGACCCCATTAATCCGAATCCTAGCTCATATCCCTTAAGCATCATTGCAGTGGCAGCAGCCGGAGAAGGAGTTTTGCAGATACCGCTTTTGAACGCGACCTCACCTAATTTGATCGCCATATCCAAAACGGTTGGAGTAATTTCTTTTCTAATTGCTAATTGGGTATTCATTATTTACCTCGATTTTTTCTGTGTCTTTTAGTCCTAAACTTTGTTTGATTTTCTTCCGTAAACCGGATCCGACGCCGGGCACAAATTGTTTGGAATCAGTGATCATCGATAATGCGTTGGCAGCTGTTCCACAATGGTTCAAAATTAATTCCGTTTTTTCATCGCCAATCCCGGGAAGGGAACTAATAATCAATCCGGCCGGATCAATCCATTTGGGATTTCTTTTCGGCGGGATAATCATTTCCGGATTTCGCTGCCTATTCCCGAGCCGAATCACAGCCTGTGCTAAGTCATAATCGCTCGCACATTGTGTCACATAAACTCCTAGCTCCTGGATACTGAGCAAACTTCCCATAACTGCATTCCAGGTCCAACCGGTATCCCTGCCATCACAATACACATAACCACCGCGAGATAGTAGAAATTCACCGGTGATGATAATATATGGCCAATACCCTGAAGCTCGTGTTTCAGCTAGCCTTGCGCATTGATCGAATAATCGATCGGCTTTAAGTGTCCCGAGAAAATCGGTTGGCGTTTTACGTTCGATCAGTAGAACGTGGCCATCGTCACAGAATGCCATAATATCACCTGGGTCGAGTTGATTCACAGTTGATTTACAACCAAAATCAGCCCCCTGAAGCCAATCTGGCTCTCGTGTGTCGATGACCACCATCCTTAATCCCATGATTTACCGCATTCCTTCCGGAAGCCATTCATCAATCATGTCAGATACTTCTTGCGAGTCAGCCATGAAGTAATTTCCGATATCTGGATTTTGTGCGAATTTCCCATGCAGATAACCGACAATGGCATCTTTGTTGGATGTCCCTAATGTCTTGCATGCTTCGTCAATAAAGATTCTGACAAATGGCTCAAAAGTTTGTTTCTTCAAATCATTGTGAACTGCCGGCTGTGCTTCTGAATCAGTTTGCTCTTCGTCCCAAGGAGCATCCTCTCTATTTGCATTCGCAAGATAATCGGACCGGCATGCGTTTTCATCCACAAAGGCTTTTTCAAATACCCAAGTTTGATAATTTCCGCGTTCTGGATTCTTGCGATTGGGGGTGAAACCTTCGACCTTTCTGATCTTGACCCATTTCTCGTTCAATGCCTTTAGTGGATTTCCACCATCTTTTGTCAAATTCAGCGCATTAATGGATGGCAGAACAATCTTTTTATAGTCATTCGAGAAGTTGAAGAATTCAAGCTTTTGTTCAAATGTCAGTTTCATTTCTGAAAGTGATGCTAATTGCATCGTGATCTTAGTCGTTGGACGTTTTTTCGCATGTTCCGGGTTTTGCGGATCATAAGGTTCCGGCTTTACGCCATTACCAGATAAATACCAATACTGGCAATCTACATATACTTTGCCCCAAATCGTATTCGAAGTAATAGGCGGATTTGCAGCATCATCCCAAGCATTGTTTGGATTATAAATTTTCGTTTCAGTATTCATTTTCTTTCTCCTGTAAAAAATAATTTTCTAAGCAATCTTCATCGGTAATAATTCGTGTTGTGCCATCATCCATCTGCGCAACAAAATAACCTTCTGCAAAGTGATATTCTTCAATATCAACAATGTTTTTTCCATCACGTTTATCAACTAACCTTCTGATTTTTTCCATATGATATAATCCCTATTAATGATTTTTTTTGTTTTTTTTTAGAGACTCTTCCATGGTGTGGAAGAGTTTTTCCATTTAAAATATTCCATTCGATCAATATCAAAACC